TCGTCGATGAAGTCCTGCATCTGCGGCACGTTCTGTGCGTCGCCGAGGAAGGAGAGCAGGTCGCGCCACTTGACCCACGGCATCGCCGGGATGGCCTGCGCGGCCTGCGTGATGACCTGAAACGTCTCGATGGCGCGCTTCTGGGCCAGCATCTCGCTGGTGCGCTCCATGCTGTAGGCGTCCACGTCGATCTGCATGTCCTCCCAAGTGCCGACCTTCAGGCCGCCTTGGAACACAGGATCCTCCATGCCGGTCCCGCGGACATCATCCCCGCCGACTGGCAGGACGATGCGGCCATCGTGGAACATGTACCACCCGACGTTGCGGAACACCGTGTCCACGGAGTCCTGAAACGCCCGCTTGAGGTGGGCGATGCGCATAGTGCTGGCGGACTCCGCAACCGCAACCTCCGTCGCAGAGGCGCTTCCGGCGATGTTGCCGCGCATGGCGTCGGACATGCCGAGGGCGCGGTCCAGCCGCTCCTTGGCGGTCTCGACCGACTGGATGTGCTGGTTCGTGGACCCGCCGATCTCGACCGGGGCGAGGCTGCGGGCGTCAAGCCCCGCCTCCGCGAACACGTACATGTCCGGGGCGTTCACCACGTCCTGAAGGAACTTCGGGTTCTTGGCGTCGCCGACGAGGATCCGCTTGTACCGCTTCTGGTTCTCCTGCTGGCTCTTTGCCATGTCGTTGCAGTACTGGATCTGGTCGCGGCAGGCCACGATCGGGGACAGCGGGTACGGGTCGTTCGGCACGCTGAAGGCGCCGAACACCACGTACGGGCCGGTCGATGGGCCGTAGTACGGCAGCGGCCTGCGGATGAACTCGCACTCGCACTTGTCGCTGCCGCCTTGGTACTTGGCGATCGTGTAGATCGTGCCGTTGAACAGGCTCTCGTCCATCGCCTCGTCGAGCAGTTCGGCGGCGGCCTCGTGCAGTTCGGGAACCCAAATCTCGTAAATCGCCAGTTCCCGGCGCTCCGGGACGTCCCGGCCGTCGCGCAACTCGTCCACGCCGTTGTTGGTGCCGAGCGCCTCGATGGCCTCCTTGTTCCACGTCTCGTCCAGTTCGGCGCGCAGGAGGAGATCCTCCTTGTCGGCCACCCAGACGTGGCCCATGAACCGGGCCTCCTCGCGGTGCTGCGCGGCGGGGTCCATGAAGAACCGCTCCGGGTCGATGCGGTAGAGGCGCGGCAGGTAGGGGCCGCTCGCGTCCCACTGGCGCTCGGAGGACTTGGCCTCGTTCACGACGAGGCCGACGCCCCATCCCATGAGCATGTCGGTCGCGATCCGCTCCACCGTCCCGCGCACGCGGGTCATTCGGCTCCAGCGGTTCAGCGCGGCCTTGATCGCCATGCACGCCGTGCGCTGCACGGACGGGCGGGCGCTCGTGACGCGCACCTTCGGGTTGTCGTGGATGATGCGCGGAAGCACCATGCTGACGTAGGCGTGCACCGCGTTCTCCGGGTGATCCTGACCCCACCCCTCGCGGTACGACTGGCCGCAGAACCACTCGCGCAGTTCCTTCGGCGTGTGCATGTGCTGGTCGCGGAACCACTCCGCACGGTCGATCTCGTCGCGGATGGCCGCGATGTTCGTGAAGTCAAGCATTGGCCTTCGCCTTCCCTGCCTTCGGCGACTGCTGCATGCGGTGGATCACCGCGTCGAGCCTCGCCTCCAGCATGCAGATGCGCTCCAGCAGGGCTTGGGTGCGATCGGGCTGGCGATCGACCGCCTCGCCCGACTTGGTGAACCTCGCACCGTTGGCATGCTCGACCTGCTGAAGCACCTTCTCTCCCTCGATCGGGTCGAGTTCGATCTTCATGCCGTTGCACAGAATGACCCGCACGCGCTCGCCGACCATGTCGATCTGGTCGATCCCGTCGGTGGGGAACCACGACGAACGGATGCGGACGAACTGCATCAGCGGCCGCCCTTCCGCTTCTTCTTCGCCGGGAACCACGACTTGACGAACGCCACGGCGTCCTTCAGGTTCCCGACGAGCAAACCGGTCATGAACGAGAGGCCGATGAGCACGGCGATCTGGAGGTTGTCCATCACTTGCGTCCCTTCTTCTTCTTGGCGCGGGCCGGGAGGGACTTCATGGACTTCGTCTTGGAAGCCATCTCCTTCGCGAGCCGCGGGTGCTTGGCGAACATGAAGCCCTGCTGCGCCTTGGACTTGAACGGCATCAGTAGCCCTTGCCCTTCGACATCTTCTTGCCGGACTTCTTGGCGTAAGCCTTCGCGGCCATCTTGCCCTTCGCGGTGTACGGGAACGACTTCTTTCCGACCTTCGGCATCACTTGCCTTTCTTCCAGCCGCGCTTCATTGCGGCATACGACTTCGCGCTGACGGACTTGGCAGACTTGGGGCGCGAGATCCCGAGCCTGCGACGCTTGTTGATGTTGCCGACGAGGGAGTTCTTCGCCATGTCAGCACCCCCACCGTGCGCGTGCGGCCTTGCCGCGCTCGCCCTTCCACGACCTGCTACGGGCACAGAATGACTTGTGGCGTGGGTTGTCCTTGTCCTTGGTCGGCGCCTGAAGGTTGCTTCCCGTCTGGCGGTTGTACTTCGCCCTGCCCTTGGCGGTCAGGCCAGCGCCCTTGGACACCGGGAGTTTCTCGCCCCTGCCGACCGAGAGGTTCGGCCCTCGCTTGCGTGCCATCAGTCGTCGTCCTCGTCCACGGCTGGCAGGAACATCCACACCGGGGTCATGTCGCCGACGTACGCGCCGACGACGTTGACCTCCAAGTGCTCGATCGCCTCGTCCTCACCCATGCCGTGGTCGTTGATGAGGATGTGGAGGCAACGCTTGACGTCATACACGACGCGGTACTTCGAGGTCTTGAGGTCGCGGGTTAGCCCGATGACGGCGTCGTCGAATCCGTCAGCGAGCATGGACGTCTCCTCGTGCTCGTCAAGCCACCCGCGGACCCTGTCGGCGTTGCAGATCATCATCCGAATACCTCCCGATGCCGAAGGAGGTCTCCGGCCGTCCCGGGAGCGTAATCGTCCTGCTCCTGTCCGGGAACAGGGGCGTCGTCGATCGCGAGCCATGCCAGCGCCAGCGCGATCACGCGGTCGCCGTGGTTCTCGCGTGCGCCGGTCGATTCGTCCCGGAGCCTGCCGGGGATGACGCGGCCGTTCCCGTCCAGCACGTAGGCCAGCATCTCGTCGAGCGTCCCCGTGCACGGGACGATCACCTCCCCCTGCTGGACGGCGCGGGAGAGGTTGCCGAGCAAGAGCCGCTTCGTGCTCTCGCTCGACACCCATCCCACCCTGTCCACGATCCCGTGCGTGGTCTTGCCCTCCCTTCGGGGCTTCCACACGCGATGGAACCGCTGCGCCTCGAAGTCGCGCTGGAGGCTCTGGCCCGGGCCATTGACCTCCCATGCGACCACCGAATCCCGGAACGCCCCGCGGCAGACGTCCGCCACCTCCGCCGCAAGGTCGGCGGGGGTGATGTTCGCATCGACCATCATGGCGACGAGGGACTTCGTCCCCGCGTCCACCACGGCGACCGCCGATGCATGGTTTCCCGTCCCGTAGGCAGGGTCGATCCCGACCGCGTAGGAACCGACCTCCACGTCCGCCCACAGGCGCCACCGGCCGGTCGGGCTGTCCACCCAACGGCCCTTGATCCAGTTCGCCCGGCGAGGCTCGCGACCGAACTCCCGCCTGTGCGCCGTCACCGCCGCGGACGGGAAGAACGCCGCCCCGGCACCCATCGCCTCCGCGAACACGTTCTGCGCCAGATCGACCTTGTCGCGCTTGCGCAACTGGTCGCCAAGCCACGGAGTCCAGACGTAAGTGCCTCCGGTCACGCCAGTTACGGTGCCGTCGAAGTCAACCCGCGTCTCCGCGCCCCTCGCCTTCTCGGGGTGGTGGTAGTACAGCATCTCCACCAACTCCGGGTTGCCCGTGCCGCGCGCCTCCTGCACCAACTTGTCGTACCGCGTCCCGTACCCGATCGGCGTCGAGAGCGCGATGCGGCAGGAAGTCGTGTCCGACGCCGAACGCCACGCCGCCTCGTCGTCCTCCAGCGCCGCGAACTCGTCGAACAGCACGAACGTCCGGCGACCGCCA